AAGTTGTTTGTAATAACATGTACTCCAGATGCTAAAGCTTCAAGAGCAGAGGTACAAGAAGTTTCTTCAAATATACTTGGATAAACAAACATATCGTAGTTAGGCATAACTTCTTTTATATATTCGTGAGGTTTATACCCAATATAATTTACATTAGGTAATTTTTTTGCTTGCTCATACAATGCCTCAAAATCTCTTTCAGTAGATTCTTCAAATTTAGATCCATAAACTTTACAAGAACTATAAACATCTAATTTTATATTTGGATTATCAATTTCTTGCATGGCTCTAAGTAATACATTTAAACCTCTCCAAGGTGTACAATGGTGTATTAATTTAATAGGGGTTCCTCGTTTGTATATTTTTCTAATTGGAAATTCTTCTATTCCATTTTTAATCACTAATGATTTTTCTGTAGGTATATCAAACATCATTCTAAATTTTTCGTAATTCCAATGACTGTTAAAAACATACCAATCATATTCAGAATGTCTTTCTTTATTAGTAAAAAACTTTTGAAGATTAGGTTGGTCCCAAGAATTTTTTTGCCAAAGAATGTTTAGTTTATTAGGATCTATTGGTACTTTACCTGGTATCGATGTACATATTTGCACTTGATCTAGCAGATCTTTTGGAACATGCCTTTCAAGCATTTCCATCTGTAGCTCAGTAGCTCCTCGAGGTTGCATTATTTTTTAGTTAGCGACTCCATAGAAACTTTAGTAACTTTAATTTCAAGGTCTTGTCTAAAATCATCCACAGTAGTGTCAGTGTTGGGATCAGCAACATCAGCATCAAAATCATCTTTACTAGCATATACTTTTCCTGTTCTCTTATGCTTGACAATTTCGGTTGCTGTTGCAGGTATTTTAATTGTATCACTCATTTTTGCCTCCTTCCTTGTCTATTGTATTTTTTATTATTTTGCAACTTTTTTTTCTTATTCGGGTTCTTACAATGTTTTCTAGGTCTTTTTCTAGGCTTATCCCTTTCAACAAAGTCCTTAAATTTTCTAGCCATTTTCTTGTGATCTGTCTATTTGTGCATAACTAATTATACCTTGTATTTCTCCGCCAGTTCCTGCGGTCATTTTTAAAACATCCCCTTCTTCTAAAATTAAAGTTTTATCTATAATATTTTCAACTGTGTTTGCTGCAACAGCTTTTCTAGAAATAGCAAAAGTGGCTGTAGCTGAAGTATCAGTAACTTGTACTGATAAACTTACTGGACTTCCAGAACTATTATCTACTTGTATTTGTTTAACTAAACATCTAGCAGTGGTTGGAGAAGTAAGAACAGACACAGTACCAGTCCCCGATAAATTTATACCAGCATTTTTATATTGTATTGTCATGATAAAAAGTAATTAAATGTATCTTGTTCATTTTTTAATTCTTGTTGGTAAGAAGTATTTAACTTATCCTTTAATGTTTGTAAAGATTGAGCCACCTGTCTTTGATTTTCTTCAGTATATTGTGGTGTAGGTTCTGGAATTATTATATCTACTCTAGCCATTATTAATATCCTGAATGTATTCCACCTGGTCCACCACCATATGCAGGACTACTATATGTTTTGGATGGTGCAGGAGTTGTTTTAGAAGGTTTTCCTCCACCTCCCATAGCTATATCTCTAGCAGAAGGTTGCATATTTGTAATCGCAGGACTAATAATTGTATTATTTTGTCCTTGATTATCTCTGTTAATATCTTTTTGAATAGCTTTGCTAGCACGTTTACCTCTTAGTAAACCAGCAATTCCTTTTACGGCATCAGGTAACGAAGAACCAGACATCATTGAACCAATTGTTAAACCCATTCCAACAGGGTTACCTAAACTCATAGTATTAGCTCCTATTATAGATCCAATAGCATTTCTTTTAATACCTTCTAATCCCATTTTATCCATTACATAATTTTTAGCAACATTTTTTGCTCCCTCTATAAGCATGCCTTTGTAATCTGGAGGTGTATCTTCAATTATACCCATTGCTTGGTTTGCTTGTACTGGTTGAATTGCTTGAGTTGGTTCAAAAGAGGGTTGGTAATTTTCAAATCCTGGTTGAGATCGGACTGCTGCTACACCAAAAGGATCTTTAGCTTGTGCCACATTACTAGCATAATCTCGTAAAAATATTTCGTCCATTATCCTCTCATACCATCTGGTTGTATGTCTGCTCTAAAAGTTCCGTACCTCCAATTTTCATCTACAGTAGTATTGGCAACTTTCAAACTTGCAAATCTAGATCTTGCTCTAGTATCTACCTTATCAGTCGAACTTGTAATTGTAAATGGTCCCAAAGGAGAGGACGAAGCACCATCTGATGGATAGTCTCTTAAATTAATAGTTATCTGCGCATTTCCTGTAAGTAATTTAAAATCTGGTATAAATCTTCTCATACTCATAAAATTTTGTCCTTCTCCTAAATCAAAATCACCAGATTGTATAAACGCCTCGATTGCTGTCTTATTACCTAACGCATCTACTTGATTATTACCAATCTCGTGAGCATAATAAGTTGTGGCACCATTTATATTTGTAACGCCTTGAATTGTTGGAAAGGTTGGTGTGCCTGTGGATTCAAACTCTGTAGCATATGGATTAGAATATAAGGTTGAATCATGCCAAGAAGTTCTTGCTAACGATCCAGTTGTCCAAGTATTTTCTGTATAATTATAAGTTACTACTCTGTCAATTTGAGTAGAACCACTTTTAGGATAAAACCAACTTATTTCTTCATATAAATGATTTAAGCCAGCATAAATTTGATCGACTGAATTAAAATTTAAACCTAAATTATCACCCTTATTAGTAAAAACAAAATCTTCTACCAAACATGGAAGTGACTTAACTGTTCCATCATAAACAAAAAATCCTCCTGCTTGACCCATCCACCATACCCTACCGTTAACGTACTTAATAGCATGTTGTCCTATCAACCCACAGTTACTTCCTACTTGCCTTATAGAAAAAGTAAAAGGAGGACCAACAAATTGCATTACATAAGCAGAGGTGTCCGTGACTATTAAAATATAATCTTTAGCTTTTGCTGCACCCACTATTCTTACGCCAGAATCTAATCTAAACGTACCTGCAGTATTTACAGATGTGGGTTGGTAATCCGATAAGGTTTCTTGATCACTAAATCTTATAAACATCGGATCTTGAGTAGATGGAGTTCCAATAGTTGTTTCAGTTCCAAGAATAATTAAATGTCTATCTCTTTCAGATATAATTGACATAACTGATTTTGTAGGTGCATTAGCAATTGCGGTTGCCCTTGTACTTAACGCATTAACATTAGAGTTTATAGGATTCCATTCAAAAGTTTTTCCATTTTTTGCTGTTGCAATTAATATTTGTCCAAAATGATCTAGTGACCAAGAAGAAGATTCTAAGAATACTGATGAACTTAAGGAGTCTTCGCCCCATGCTGTATAGTATTCTAATGATGATCCATCAGAATGAGCCGATCTTGTTCCCGCAACATCTCTGGTGATGCCAGTAAAAGTTGTTGATGTAGTTCCAGTGTAAGAAATAAATTCTGCTCCAACTTTAAATGTACCTGTTGAAGGGAAGTTTGTAGTTGATGCGACTGTTATGGTAGTTCCTGATCCACCCGTCCCTGCAGTATCATCATTAAGTGCACCGTTTAATGTAGTCGTCACTCCAGAAGCTCCTCCCCATGTAGATGTACCCCAACCAAAACCAGCAGTTTGATTAGCAGGTCCAAGGTTTAAGTAAGGATTGATTGTAGCTGCACCGCTAGCAGCAACAGAAGTTCCAGCGTTTGTTGCCATTGTTATAGTAAAAGTATCATTTGAAGGAACTGATGTTACTTCAAATGTATTGTCTGTAAAATTTGCAGCTGTATAACCTGCTCCAACGGGAGGTGTTACTGAAGTAAAAGTAAATAAGTCACCAACAGAAAGTCCATGCAATATTTTATTTACTGTTACAGTAGGTGAAGTATTAACCGTGGTAAAAGTTGCTCCGGTAATTGCACTTTCTAATGGAGTTATATCGTAAAATGAACCCTCGTAATAAATAATTAATGCCTTACTTGTCCCTAAAGCAACATAACGTCTTGAGTCTAGATCAGCGTAAACTAATTGTTCTCTTACTGTACCTACTAAGGTTGAATTTGTAATTTGTTCCCAACCACCAATTTTTTCAGGAAGTTGATATCTAAACCTTACAAAATCACCGTCAGTCCATTGTCCTTCGGCTCCTGTTTCAGTTACTTGTTTATTAAACCCTGGGGCTATCTGTACATTTGTTAGTGGCATATGGCTATTATACACTAAAATAATCTAGGTATAAATACAGTCTATTTATGTATAATTAAATTCCAACTTAATATATTTATTAATTCGTTCACATTAAAATCTCTTTTTTTCCCAGATTTTATATATTCATGAAGTTCTTCGGTATCAAATACAATCCAATGATCAATAGCTTCAAAGACTATTTTATCCGCTTTGGTATTAAAATAGCCTATTTTTTCTGATTTATTATTATCAACTTGTTCTAAAGGTCTTATATCAAATTTAAATGTTTGATTTCCATTATTAATTCTACCCTCTATATCCCATATTTCTTGTAATTTTTGTTCTTTAGTAGCAAAGACAGGGTCTTTAATATGTTTAACAAAAGATTTCATTTATTTGAAATTATATATTTAAGGTATATACATTGCTTATGGAAGATAATCTAGCTTACTCTTATACTTTAAAAGAGATACCCTATACAACTTTAACTAAAATACATGATTTTACTTATACAGATGAAATTGGATTAAAATATTTTGAGGATAAAATAAAAAATAATTTAGGTCCTAATAATTATAAAACCAATGTTAAAGGTAAAATGACTTCCTGGGGATTGTTTTTAAAAGACCCTGAATTTGAACTTTTTATAACTAAGATATTTTATCCCACTATCTTTAGACATAAAGGAATATTAACAGGAGATAATGAAAAAGAGATACTTATTAAAGACGCTTGGGGAAATTTGTTAAACAAGGGGGAAAAAATTGAAAGGCACCACCACAGAGATTCTTATTATAGTACAATTATTTATTTTGATGATGTTGCACCACTACAAACTGACATCGGTAGCTTCTCAACTCATAGAGGA